CGATCACGATCGAAGTTCTTTGGTACAGTGAATACGGTGTTGCGCTCATTGATAATAACATCACGCTGGAGATCCGGTATTTTGGACCAGCGCATGAACGCCTCAACGTACGGCTGTGCTCGCGACGTACAGTGTGTCGCTTTCGACCACTTATTATGGAGCTGCCCTGATTTTCGGGTAAACTCCGTCGTCGCACCAGGTGTGAAGTTACACGCTTTAGGCAACTCGTCCAGTCGAAACCGGCCGAGTATGCGGGACACGTGCTTCCTCGCCCGTGCAAGAAGCGGCAGGTACTCCAACGGAATACGCGCGTTCGACCGATCAAGGCCGCCCGCGAACACTCTATTGGACTCTGCACACTTCACCTCACTCTCCATCAACTTATCGAGGGCAGCAGAGACTCTCATCTCCACATTGTCGGTGTCAACGGATTGATACCTCTTAAATACGGATGCCAGGAGGTAGTTATCCTTCATGGCCCGCACATCAGAGGAACCAAGCGCTAAACGGAGATATTCTTCCATCTTCGCACTTGAAAGGGCACGCAAATCATGCATTGGAAATGCAGATTGAATTGCCTGATGCAAGCGGGATACTTTCCGCTTTGACCGCGAGAGTGGCACAAAGGGAGGACGAGCTGGTTTGCTCGCCTGGTCCTTGCAGCTCCCGGACTTTGTCCGGTAGGGGCTGCGCGTGCCGCTTGTGAAACCTGAGGTTTTCACGGACTTCATGGTGCAGATTCCTTCTGGTTTGATTTACGATGTAGGGATCAAGTGCCAGGAGTCAAGGCTTCAACCGACCCGGTGAACTGGGCGGTCGCGACCAAAGACTGGATTGCATCCACAATGTCCTCGCGATAGGCCACGGGAGCGCGACCATCGACACGGATGTCAATGTTCACGATCGTATCCGCGTACGGAATTTCTCCGTCACAGGGACACTCTGCCGGGGCGGTCGACGGGAAGGGAAGTACCAACTTCCACTTCACGTTCGTCCTTTCGGACGTCTTGTTGTAGTTCACCGAGTTGGTGAGGACGCGGAAATACCGCGCCACACCAGCACTGCGTTCCACAAAGCGGCTCACGCCGTTCAAGAGACCCTCGCCAATGTAATTCAGCGAGTCGAGCACGATGGTAGACATTCTTGGTGTCCTATAAAGGCATCTAAATGATACCGGGGTTGGGCCATTTGACCCGTGACGCTGACAAAGTGGTCAGCGCGGCGATGGTGTTCGCAAGCTGCACGACACCCATTTTGTTCTTAACACCAGGCATGAAGGAGGGCATTACACCGACCGTCAATACATCCCGATTGAAGTGCTCGACCTGAACCAGAGGTGGGTTGTTCGGATTTAACCCGGACAATGCCCCCCAGCCGATTGTGTCGTGCGTTTTATCAACAAGGCGCAGCAAACTGGTGCGGCGGATTTCGCTTTTAGTCCCCTCGATGAAAGAGGTTCCCTGGGGCGCCGTGAACGAGTGTATCCAGTTGCCGATATCGACAACCTTATCCACTATCCACGTTAATCTCACCAAGTTCCACGCCACGTACCCGGGGTTGTTAAGCCCGAGTTGTTGCGACGTGTTTGCCTGCGTTGGAATCCTGTACTTGCATGCGTAGTGTATGCCTACAGACTGGCGATACAACCCGGAGATAAAATAAGTTCCTCCGTTAACCTGCCACGTGTTGTGGCTCAGCTCTACGTCCATCTCGTCCGATGCACCGCCACGTACCGTCACATCTAAGTGATAGTAGTCTTGGTCCACCTGACTTCGCAAATACACCTCGGCATCAAAGAGATCATGCGCGAGGGGTTTGAGTCCCAACTGAAATACTAACCACGCCTGTACAATTTTCTCAAGTACCTGCGTGTCGCCGTTGAAGAAACGACGAGCTATTTCCTTTGGACCAGCCTGTTTTAGGTGGTATAAGGCTTTTGCGATAGTACCCGGTGCCTGGCCAACTTGTCGGGCAGTAGAACTAATTGCCTTAATAGTTGCTTGACCAAGCTCGTTCGCCATTTGAATTGTTTCGCGAACTTCACCGGCTGCGACGCCGAGCTCGACCTGGTCCTTGCCTGAGCGATCGCCCAGGTTGTTCAAGAACTTCGTCCGAGCGAGAGCATCAACGTTGGTACGGATTAGCGGGCCAGCAAGAGCCCAACTGAAAAGCGTGTCAGAATCGACAAACATCTCAGAGGGGAGTACATAGGCCGCCGTCGATTCTTTCGTATAGTAACCCCAGTGGAGCTCAGTTCCCGGATTGCTCTGGGAAAGATGGTAGGGGCGTGCCTGGATGAGAGCACGTTTAATCCAGTAAGAAGACGGGGCACGCGTGCCATCGTCTCTCTTCGGATTGTTCGTACTCGCAGGCATCTTCAATACACTACGATAAATCAACCCCTGATTGGCAATGACACTCCAACCAGGATCGTAACCCACAGTGTGGACAACATGCGTTCGCACATTTTCCATCCGGAGGTCGTCAACACTAACAGCGTCATGAGGCATAGAACTCCTTTCGGAGCACACGGCCCCATAGTGGGGTACCACCCCACTGAACTACTGGCTAACACGGCCAGCTCGCGTCACACCTCTTCTGCTGTCCTAACAGAGGGCATGAGAGGAACACTGATTGATTTCAGTATTCTCATCACCAGGACGTGGAATCAACCACGCAAGTACTGACTTTGTGCGAGTGCATGTCGTTCTTATATCTAGACGACAGCTGCCAGGGGTTCCTTCACAGGATTACCCAGGCAACCTTAACCGGTTGATCTACCGGTAGTGCAGAGCATGAGACAGTAGGACTTGATGAGAGCT